ATGTTTGACCTTACGACAGCAATCATGCGTACCAACGGCCTTCAACGTGGTCATTATGCTGAACCCTTTGCCGGCGGATGCGGTCTTGCCCTATCGCTTCTGTATTCTGGTATGGTGGCAGAAGTTCATATCAACGACCTAGACCCGTCGATATGGGCGTTCTGGTACTCGGTGCTCAATGACACTGAAAGTTTCGTAGAGAAAATGGAGGGCACTCCCGCGACTCTCGAACAATGGCACCTTGAACGCGAAGTTCATCGTGAAGGGGACGTCAGCAATGTGTTGGCTCTTGGTTTTTCTGCATTCTTCTTGAACCGAACCAATCGCTCCGGAATTATCAAAGGAGGCGGCGCGATTGGCGGAATGGATCAAAAGGGCAATTACAAAATCGATTGTCGTTACAACGTCGCCGATCTTGCAAAGCGTATCCGGAGGATCGCGAAATACCGAGACCGAATTCACCTCACGAACCTAGATGCTATCAGCTTTCTCGCCGACTCCTCAAATCTGCCGCCCAATTCTCTAATGTTTATCGACCCGCCTTATTACAAGAAGGGTCCCGGCCTCTACACAAGCTATTATAAATCTGAGGATCACGCCAATCTCTCAAAACACGTCCTAGGTCTGGATTGCCCATGGGTCGTAACCTACGATGACGTGCCGCAGATCAGAAGTTTATACGCGACCAGAAGACAATTTTGCTTTGATATAAATTATTCGCTTCAGGAAAAACGACTAGGTACAGAGTTGTTGATTGCGTCCAAGGGGCTTAGAATGCCTCCTGAAACTCGTCAGCGCCAAGTTAATCCGCCACCGAAAGCCATCGCGGCATAGCCCGAGCGTACACCAAGCAACCGAAGGCGGGCGTACCGAAACGTCGGATCCATCGCAGTGTAATATGTTTCCAAATCTCGGAGTGTGTCAGTGAAGTCGGTATTAGCTAAGGCGAAAAGACGATCGGATTTAAAATGAAATTGTCCAATATTGCCCTCGATAGTTTCCGTGGGGTTTCGCAGCTTGAGCTAGTTCTCGATCGAAAAATGACCGTAATCGTCGGAAGAAACGGGGTTGGAAAGTCATCTATACTAGACAGCCTAGCTATAATGCTGACTCAAGTTCAAAACCTGTGGGTATCCGACCGTCATAACCTGTGGTCATCCGAGCGCAATCGTCCGCTCCTGGTAAAGAAGAGTGATGTTCAGATTGGTCGCGATGACTACACCTTAACTCTCGACTTCACGCTTGAGGATGCAATCGGTGAAGAAACACCACTAAGACTTATTTCCAGTTACAGCGATGGTCACTTTCTTGGGAACTCTTCGTCTTTTCAAGAAGTCAGGCAGTTTGTGCAACGCCAGACTCTCATGGCGGGCAAGGACGACCTCTTCGTCTATTACAGACAGGACCGAGGTTTTGACGACAAGAGTTCTGCTGGCCGAGGCGATGCCACTTCGTCGCTTTTTGGGTCTCTAAAAGCAATCTCTCAACTAGAATCTTGGTGGGATCGACTAGACGCAGAAGAAGCCCGCCGTGTGCGTGATATGGATAGAGAATATCGCGATCCCCAACTTCAAGCGATACGGGCGCTGATTAAGGAAGTTGACGGTTTTGTTGGCGTCGGTTTCTCGTCAACCCAAGAGCCTGCCGGAATTTATTTCGAGAGAGACGACGGTGTAAAAATACACGTCAGCTCGTTATCCACGGGCGAACGCTCGTTTATAATATTGCTTGCAGATTTGGCGAGGAGACTACAGCTGACAGACCCAGAATCTTCTCTTAGCGAGATACCGGCAATCGTTTTGATAGATGAGGTCGAGCTAAATCTACATCCTTACTGGCAAAGTAAAATATTATCCACGTTGACCCGCGTATTCAAATCTTGCCAATTTGTCGTTACAACCCACTCTCCCCAGGTGATATCATCTATTGAGAGTCAGCAGGTGCGTATACTTGAGAGAAAAACGGACGGAATTGAGGTTTCGCAACCGCTTAGAACGAAAGGGCAAACAAGCAACTATTTACTGGAAGGTGTCTTTCGTGCGCACGAACGCGACCCTGAAATCGATATACTTTTCGATAGCTTCAACGAGGCTGTAAGCGCCAAAAACAAAGAGGATGCCGTCGGCTTGCTCAACGAGATTATGAAGAAAATCGAGGGCGATCCGCCTGAGCTTTTGTTGTTGCGTAAGCGCTTGAAAGGCCTTCAGTCTGAGCCATGAAAGGTAGTCGGAAGGGATCAATTCCACCCACAATGCAGGCATGGCTGGATATGGCAAATGATGATTGGCGTCCCGCTTATCCATTTGATTGTGCCGACGTTACTACTGAGGTCAGGTCGAATCTGCTGAGTGAGCAAAGAGGCCTTTGTGTGTATTGCGGAAGACGCCTAAAAATAGAAATCCCAGGCTCAACCTACCATATCGAGCATTTTTGGCCTCAATCAGTTTTCACACAGCGGGCGATAGACTACACGAATCTGTTTTTGAGTTGCGGCTTGAAGGATGAAAATGGAGCGCCATCGCCTACGTGCGGAAACTTTAAGGGGAACTGGTTTGATGAAGACAACTATGTGGCCCCAGAGTATCCGGCTTGCACTTTACGGTTTCGCTTCAGTCTAACCGGTGAGGTGATTCCGGCCCAAGATGGTGACCAAGGTGCTAGCAATATGATCGAGCGTCTTCACCTAAATCACCCCGAACTAAAAAAAGATCGGGAAAGCATCCTAGGGATGATAGATTTAGGTCAGCTGGACGAGAGTGATTTCTTTTCGCAAGATGGGGCAGCCAGTCTCGCTCACGTTGCTTTTCAACATCTTGGCCTTGTACTGCCATGATTTATTGGCGGAGCGAAATTCCATACAAGCTCGAACTTTCAATGTCGAAGTGCTGAAAGGCGACGGCGGGTTAAATGACGTAACGGCAATTCGTCAGAACTCATCTTCACCGGATCGAGCATATGCAGCAAGGAATCTTTGCGAGACGTCAAAATCTGGATGGTTCGGATCGTTTGAAATTCTGGCTGCTCTGGCATGAAGTTCCTCTATATCAACGATTTTTGACCAAGACCGGCGATCCACTCGTTCATAATTCCCGGCAGATGACATCACGGTGCTGATTGTGATTCTAAGCAATGATCGCAGTAAAGTAGGGTTGTCTAGAGCCGCCGCGGTATGTTGCCTTAGCTCATTTCCGTGACCTGACCCCCACCAGAACCAGAGGATGTCCTCAGGCCGGACGCTCTCGTACAGTTGCCCGGATGTCGCAATTTCTTCCACCCTACTGACGAGGCGATCCCTCAGTATGCCGGTACTTTCACCGAGTGCATCCTTCAATTGACCCTTTGCCCCGCCTTCTTCAACATCGCCAACAAACGATCTAAACACGTTGCATATGAACGAGACGTCGGACGCATTACTGATCGCATGAGAGACGATATCCCCGCGCACTGCAGCATCTAGGGGCTTTAGTATTTCAATCAGAAGAAACGTGATTTGGGTCTCTATCCCCAAATCAAAGAGGCCCAAGTTGGTTTCCGGAATTAACTCCAGCAAAGAGCGAGCATTTTGAACCACAGCCATGAACCATTCAAGAGGGCGCTCGGTTTGTCGAGTGATTGAACTCAAGATTTCAACGAATACCCTCCTCAGCTTGGCCCTGTCACGCGGCGGCGTGCGAAGAAGTCGGGAGTGGAAGTCATCAAATGCTGTTTGCGGGTCTGCGAGAGCCAGCGCGTCAGCATGCGATTTCCCCCAAACAACATCATCAGGTGCCAAACTAAAGTATGCGCGAGTGTACTCGGCATTCGATATACGGCGACGCCGAAAGCTTTCCACCGCGTCGGCGTAGTGCCCCGTTGGAACGTTGAGGATCTTACCAAGCTTCGGAAAGAGAAACGATAGTGCCTCGGTCACGGCTTTTTTGTCTGTCGCTTCGCGCAAGAGCTTGTGAAGTTCCGTGTCGATTTCTTCACTTTTCGCCATCGTTAACCCACCAGTTCATCGATGTTTTGCCGCATCCAATTGTAGATTTCGGGTTCATTGAGTCGGATAGTTTCAAGCACAAGGAGTTCAACTGCATCGGTGTGATCGCCCAGGCCTGAAATAGCAACTGAAAATGCATTCACGAGACGGCGAACGTCTCTCGGAGTTTTCATATAGGCTCTGATGATTGAAAACCACGCGTGCGAAAGCCGAGCTTGGTCGGCGTTATCGAGCGGCGGTAGAACTTCAATAAGGTCGGCGTCAAGTAGACGCGAGAGGTCGGAGGCATCCAACGCGGGCAGATGCACAGGGTATTGAATGATCTTCTCAAGGTATTCGCGACCGTTGACACGCAGATGCGTGCTGATAAGTTGCGAAAACCTTAAGTCGTCGAAGCTTAGGAGGTAAACAACGTTAGGTAGGTCTCCTAGGCCTTTGACTAGAGAAACCATTTCTACCGCTTCTTCTGGAGTGAGCCGATCAAGGTCGTCAATTACAACTACAATCTTGCACTCGTGAAGTTCTTGCAGCTTACGCCTCAATGTCTCCCTAACGCTGTCCAAAGTCGGCCCAGACGTTAGGCGTTTGGCCATCCGATTGGAAAGATCAAATGCGCTAGAAAAGAGTCCTCCCACTGTGCCGCCGCTGGCCACATCGACGGCCGCCCCTGCTAATGGAACGACCTGCGAGAGTCGCTCCAAGAGCGCGGCAAAGGCCTCTCGAACCTCGCCACCGAGCTTCTCTCCAAGTTCTCTACCCATGTCACTTATCAACGCGCTTGCGAGCTCGGCACTGCCAGCGATCAACCAAGGCGAAAACCTGATGACAATGTTTCTAGGTTTGAACTCAATTGTCTTCAGTAGCGACCAGTACCCTTCCGCCAACGAGGCGTTTTCAGCTGAGCCACATGCCTTTAAGAACTCGCGGCTACTGTGATTGCGGTCCCAAAGATTAGCGTCGAGACCACTATCCAAAAACGCGTCCAGTTTCGGCTTTACGTGCGCGAACTGCTTTGCCATCTGGTCCAAAGCTTCCAACTCGATTGTCGAACCGTGCACGCTCTGCATCTCAAGGTGGCGTAGATAGTGAAGTGTCAGTTCAACGACGCTTGATTTACCGGCACCCCAGGGCCCCAGTAGGGCTATAACAAAGCCATCTTTTGCGACTTTTAAATTATTAATTGAGCGCGCAAGAGCGAGCGCAAAAGTCGACCGTTCTAGCAGGTCATCTTGAGGATGGGAAATAGGCCGGTCGCTGTAACGCATCAATATATCGCAGTGTTTTTTTCGGATAACAGGAAATTACACGGGGTTGCATTCAATTCGCAAGCCGCGAGCGTGCGAACTTTTCTGCTACTCGTTGATTGCCGTCCGACAACAAATGAAGGTCGATTAATTCATCGCATCTTCCCCGTCTAACACGCATTAGGAGCATAGGTTTTGCCCATATGCGAGCTGAGGCTAAGCGACTAAAAATGATGATTTATCCTGTTTCAAGATTAAAAGAACGGTTCTGCAAATCTACGGGCTGTTCACTGGTTACCACGCAGCCCTAGCAAATTTTACCCTCAAAGGTCACATTCTCGGGGATGTCCGCAACCGCCAATCTTGAAAGGATATCAAGCCGAGAATACATTCCGAGAGTTCAACGGACGGCGGAACGCATGCCTAAGAAGATTTTGACTGTCGGTTTATATTTGGCAGGCGACGACATAGAGTTTGCAGCTTTCACTGAAAAGAAATCGCTTCTGGATTGGGACATCGTGCTATTCCGGCCGGATGTGTCACGCTTTATCGCCCACCAGTACGATAACAGTGAGTACAAGGGAAAGTTGTCCCTCAACGATCGCAAGTCGTTCGAGATGCGTGAGGCGAACGCACATTGGCGGCGGGAGATCACCCAGGCGGTCGAAGCCGGAAAGCTAGTGGTAGGATTCCTCCCGCCCCCGGTGGAGGTCTTCGCGGCAACAGGCACGACGTCTACGTCCGGTACCGGTCGCAATCAGAAGGTTACTCGACACGTCGAGCTGGTTACGAGCTATGATTGCTTCCCTGGTGCGCCACGCTGGACGGCAACACAGGGTACCGCGATGATGCTAACCGCTGGCGCGCGCGACTTGCTGGCTCCGTACTGGAAGCAGTTTGGGCAGTCCTCCCATTACAACGTGGTCTGGGACAGCAGCTCCAAAAGCGTGTGTGTTCAGACTGAACACGGACAGAAGCCTGTCGGCTTGTTCCTTAAGGGCAAGGTTTCCACTGGCGCACTTCTGCTTCTTCCAGACATGGATTTTATTGCCGAGGAGTTCTTCGCTGAGGATGAAGAGGAAGGTGAAGTTTGGTCACCGGCAGGAGAACAATTCAGCGCGTCCCTGATTGGAGAAATCGTCGCACTGTCGAAGGCAATTGCCAGTGACGGTGAGAAAACGCCGCAGCCCGAATGGGCGTCGGCTGACGAATTCGCACTCGCCCCGGAAATCGAGCTTCGGCAGCAACTTCTCCAGGCAGAGACAGAACTGGAGAAAGCCCAGCGTGCCAAGGAAGAGCTATCACGCCAGCTGGAGGATGCAGGGCAGCTACGCGCGCTGCTCTTCGAGAAGGGCAAGCCGTTAGAGGCCGCGATCATTACCGCGCTGACGGTGCTCGGCTTCAAAGCAGAACCATATGAGAAAGGGAACTCGGAATTCGACGCGGTATTTGAGAGCGCGGAAGGCCGCCTTCTCGGTGAAGCTGAAGGCAAAGACAACAAAGCTGTAAACGTCGAGAAGCTGCGCCAGCTGTCGACCAACCTGCACGAAGACCTACAGCGCGAAGAAGTGAGTCAGCCGGCCAAAGGTATTCTGTTCGGAAATGGCTATCGGCTGACGAAGCCGGGCGAGCGCCAGACTCAGTTCACCGAAAAGTGCATTACCTCTGCCACATCTATGTCATACGGACTATTGGCGACCGACCTACTGTACGCCGCGGCGCAGTATCTTTCCGGCACTTCTGACGACGATTTTGCTCGTCGCTGCCGTGTGGCCATGCTCGAAATGTCAGGCATCGTAAGATTTCCGGACGTTCCGGTCGCCACGGGCCAGGCTGCAGATGGTATCCGAGTATCCGGGTCTATCCTCGATTAAACATTCCGCTGTGGTGGCCTAACACTTACCGAATACGGCGTGTAAATTTACGGAACGCCTGCAGCCACCCGAGGGCAGCTATAGAAACGGGCCGGGCAGGGGATTCCTGCCGGCCCGTTGTTTTTGCAAGGTCAGGCGACCTTCTTGCTAAACCAGCGCTGGAACAGAACTTCCGTTCCGCGCGGCCCGAGATAGGCGAGCGCGGCAATAAGCCCGGTTGATGCGGGCTGGCTCATGCCGAGGTATGAAGCAACGCCTTCACCGATTAGCGCCATACCCACGGCCACCGGAAATTCCCAGAGCAGCTCGCGCCCGAAAAACTTCCTGTTGCCCTTTCTGGCTTCGTTGCCGTGCCACATGAAGCGGCCGGCAAGTGCGCCAATGATAGTTGTGAATGCCCCGCCGCCCCATGCGGTCAGCATTTCGTTGAACGAGTTGAACTTGTCCACCTTCAGCCCCTTGGCTTCCTTGAAGCCTTACGATTTCTATTTGCGGCAGGCAGGGTCTTTCATGCACTGCTGGTTGTTTGAATGGATGGCAGGGCCAGCCGTGGCATCCTGCGAAGCCAGCCGGGCCGCCTTCGCACTTGAAAAGCGCGTAATCTGATATCCGGTGCCTTCAGTCGTCGCAGGCGCTGTCAGGCAACCCGCTAGAGCGCATGAGAGCGAGGCAACGATGGCGAGGCGAAAGATCACGGAACGATGCATTGTTTTTCTCCATGTTAGTGATGCGTTGGAGCGCGTTCTTTGCGGCCTTCGCCTCGCCCTCTGCGCGCTCGATGGAGCGCCCTTCGTGCTTTCCGAGGTGATAGGAGCCAGCGGCGAGGGCGAGCGCGCAGAAAAGCCCCCCAGCCGCCATTTTCAGCCATCCGGCATCTAGGCCGAACATTACCGTGCGGCGCTCCGGTTGATCGTGATCCGGCCGGAACCGACAAGCCACGTCAGAACCACAGCCCCGGTTGTGGCAAAGACCAGGCTACCGAAGGCCCACGGATTGGAGATCGCGCCGAACAGGGTTGCGCCGCTTTCAACAACGCCCTTCAGATCGTCCACCGCGCCGAGGCCGATAGCGCCGAGGAAGCTGCCGATGATCGTCAAGAGCGACTTGCTTTTCATGGCCGGCACGTTGTCCGGCTCCGCATCACGCTCGGCGACATCTTCCGGCTGACCCTGATAATAAGCGAGGGTCGCCGCCTCCAAGGCGTCGAGGAAGGATTTGTAATAACCGGCGATCAGCTTCGCCTTGTCGGTCCCGTTTACGACCGCGCGCGCGCCGACCGGATCATCCTTCTTGAGATTGAAATAGTCCGTCAGCTTCTTGCCGGTAAACAGGCCTTCCAGCATGCCCACAATGGCAATCTCTGCGCTGATATCGAGATCGAGTGCGAGAGATGGATTGCCAACCAGGTCAGCGCCGATCCGCTCGCCGAGGACTCTATAGTTTTCTTCGTGGGTGAGCTGGATATCGCCCCGCCCGAAATAGGCTTTACCGTTCGCGCCTTTGCGCCAGTACGGCTTGCTGACCTGTCCCAGCCGGCCGGCTTTGTGTGCCTTGTCCAAAGCAGCGATTGCGCCGGCGTCGGTCGAGGCGAAGGTTTCGCGCACGGGCACCATCCTGCCACCCGTTTCGTGAAACACCGACGCCAGAATGTAGGCAAGGTGCCGTTTATCCGGAGCGGGAATTTTGTGAGAGTCCCAGCACCGGAACAGTGCATTCATGCCATCGATCTGGCCCTGCGTAAGACGGCCGCCAAAAGGCGCGCGCCTCGCATATGCGAAGAACGTTGTCGCATCCATAAGGATAACTCCGATTTTAATGAGGGTTGCCCGAAGGCGAGGGGAGGGATTGAACCTTTGTGGTTCAAGCGCCCGGCGAGGCCGGGCTTTGCCAAGTCACGCGATGCGACCAGACAGGAGAGGCCGACGCATCGCGCCGGCGATCAGTTATTCAGGGGCCAGTCCAGGCTAAGGGCGAGAAGACACTCTAAGGAGCGAAGTCTGCTGTCGGCCCGAAGCGGCCATTGGGACGCGTGGAAGAGGATCCAGTAGTTTGCGGTGTGAACATGGGTGCGACTCTGACCCGCAAGTGGGGTGCCGTATTTGATTTCGTGAGCTATAATAAAATAAACACGGCAATCTGCTCCACCGGCTTCCGTTATGCTTTATTGATGCGATAGGTTAATCAATGGAAGAACTAAGTTTGATTAGTGAACTAACGAAAGACTCCGACCGAGCAGAATTACCGCTCCTATACAAGCTTTCCAATAGCCTCAATCAAGAGGTAGCATCGCTTCTCCCAAATCGGATGAAATTCATCCACTATACATCCCTAGCAGGCTTCTATGGAATAACGGAATCGGCTCGACTTCGATTTACTTCAGCGAGGAGCACAAATGATCCGTCGGAATTTCTCTTTGGCGAGAATGTCGTCGCGGAAGCCCTGAAACGGCTAGCTCCTAAGGAAAGAGGACGCGGCCGAGAAATAATCGAAAGCTGCGTCCAGGAGTTCCCCACGCGCACGTTCCAACCTTTCGTTTTCTGCATGTCCGAAGTGAGCGACGAAGAGGAAGAGACCGTAGGCGAACTCAGTCAATGGCGGCTATATGGATCAGACGGTCGCGGGATAGCGATCGTTTTTGACGTATCACAAGCAAGTATGATGCGTCGTCTGCGCGACTTCGCGTCCTATCCCCGCCGAGTCGTTTACGGCGAAGCTGAAGGTGCAAACCTCGTAGAGGCTGAAGTGAGAGACTTCCTAGTAAGGGTTACAGACAGCGGCGAGGCGGATAACTTCAACCCAAGGCAACTAGGCGCCTATCTCGGCAATAAGGTTTTTTGGTTGCCCAGTGTTATCAAACACAAAGCATACCGGCATGAACGAGAAGTTCGCTTAATTAGGGGAGACATTGGTGAACATGCCGGCAACCCTCTCGTCTTCTTCGAAAAGCACGGTGTCCAACGTCCTTCCATTGAAAGATCGATTTCGGAAATAGTAGGAGACCCCCCGAACGAAAGACACCGGTCACCCATTTGCCGCGTAATAGTTGGGCCTTCGAGCGATCAGTCCGCGATAGAAGATAGTATTAGGTACTTTTTGGCTGCACGACGATGGGAGGTGCCCATTACACGGTCTGACATTCCCTACCGGGCCATCTGATGTCGATATCCGAGCCTCTGTACGATCGAAATGGTCGGGTCGCTGCGTTTATTCTAAGCCGCAGTCGAATTGTTACACCTCAAGGTCGAAGTGTGGCTTGGGTGCGAGAGAGTAGTATCTATGATTATCAGGGACGCCACCTAGCTTGGTGGGATGGAGATCACATACGAGATCACTCCGGTCAACTGATGTACTGGCTCCGTGGCGCATCTACAGGTCTAGTCCATCCGATTCCTCAGATCCCACCAATTCCCGGGATTCCTTCCATTGAACAAATCAAACCAATACCGTCCATCCCTCCCATGAAACCGATGCGACGGCTCTCCTGGAGTCAAAATCGACTGCCCGGACTCTAAGTGCTAGACGGGGTTGAAGCAGATCAACCCAGCTTCTGGCATTTGTTTTCCTACTTAGCTTATCCATTGCGAAAGCTGCAATCTTAGATACTCGTCGCTGGCACGTCCGCTAGTGGCGCAAACCGGTCAATTGAGACAGCGCAGCGGCTGCTTACGATGTCATTTCTCCCTTCGTTTGGACTGGTCCCATTTAGTTTTCGTCCGTGCGCCCTAGCCGAGGCGTCAGGAAGTGTGCCGGCGTTGCAGGTGTACCAGGTGCACTGTTTGGCGCGACCTTGCCGCCACCTTCCGTTCCGCCCTGCGAGCCGCCAGCGCCGCCAGAGGAGCCGCCGCCATCGTCATCGTCGCCTTCCGTCGATGATTTGCCATCGTAGAGCTTGCCGGAAACGTCAGTGGTGAAGGTGCCCTTCGCGACATATTTGTGCGTGGCCGTGTCGATGATGTAAGGCACGCCGTCGAGGCCCGGCCGAATGCCGGCGTAGAGCAGGGGAGCGCCGGCGCAGATCGAGGTATCGCCAATCACCGTGACCGATGTGCTACCCTCGCCACGCTTCAGGCTTTTGGCTTTCGCCTGTGCTGCCTTGTCCGCTTCATCTGGCGATGAAAACGGCTCTGGAATGCGATAGACGCTATCGCCATCCGCATCCGCGTCCGCTTCGATTTCGACCCGCTGCGCTTTGTCGCTGTCCTGATAGTAGGCAACCACCTTGCTGTATTTGGTGCGGTCGCCAATATCGAATTTCAGGCTACCGAGTTGCACCATTTCGGGTGTTACAATGACGCTACCGATATTATTGCCACTCGCCGATCTGCCCGAACCCAGCTTCGAGAACAGCAACCGGCCGTGCTTGATCGAGAACAGCCCGTTATGGCGCTGGGCGAGCCGGCGCAGGAAATGCAGATTGCTTTCATCCTGCTGGCCGATCCAGTCATAAACGAACTTAGCCAGGTCGGAATCAATCGCCGGCGTCAGGCCGCTTTCATCGGCGATCTGCGAGACGATATCGCCAAGGGACCTTTTATCCCATGCCCGCTCTTGCCGTTCCTTCAGCTTGCCGCTTCGGAAATCCACGGCTTTTCCGGAAATCGATAGGCCATAGGGCAGACAAGAACCATTGATCTTGTCGGCCGTGAAGGTGCCGAGCGAGCCGAGGTTCTGGCCGTAGCCCATCCGGACTGCAATAATTGCACCCTTGCGGGGCAGGGCCAGAAAATCGGGCGAGCCATCGTTCAGCTCGATATCGAGCGTGTCGGATTTCAAGCCTTCCTTATCGGTGACTGTGATGGATTTCAGACGCTCATAGAACGTGCCGGCCACGGGCTGGCCGTCAATGGTGACTTCGACGCGTGGATGCATGGTTCAATCCCAAAGGCTGACAAGGCGCGGTTGCGTCGTGGTGGACGGCATGGCCGGCATGATGATCGTGGTGCCGAGCGGCAGCACCACGCCCAGCGCCGCGAGGCCCGGATTTGCTTCAAGCACGGCCTCGACGACTTTTTCAGTCCGGCCGTAATGTGCGAGGCAGGCGAGATCGACGGTTTCACCCTGCCGCGTGATGTATGTGTTCGACATGGCAAATCACTGGAAGAGATTGGAAAGGAAGCTTGTGGCGCGATCCAGAATGGAACCACCGGGCATGGGCGTTGTGTCCGGCTGGCGCTTGAGCTTGATGGTGTACGCGTTGCGCGCAGCCTCGCCCCGCGCGTTGTGGTGGGACTTATCTTCCTCAATGCCCTGCACTGTGAAAATGCTTCGAATGACACCCTCGACCGCATCACCCGTCACCAGCATCATGGGCAGGCCGGCGAGCGCTTCAGCGGCGATCCCATCGAGCTGCGATTGCCCGCCGAATTCTTCGGTGAAGATCACGCCGGCGATGGTGATTTCGTCTGACGTTGGGCCGGTCCATTGCTGGGGGTTGAGGGTTTGCCCCACAGCCACTTCAGTCCATTGGGTATTTAGGGAGCGTTTGACACCCTGATAGCCGAAGCCCAGCGCCTCGAAACCGAAGCCGCCGAGCATCATTGACGTGTAACCGGACATATTTTACCTCTGGCGACGCATGATGAATAAGAGGGGGAACAGCGGTGAAGCCAACGCTGATACTTGCACCGCTGCTGATGTTCGCGACCGTTGCGCTCGCAGCGCCGAAGAAAGATTCCAGCGACGTTGCGCTTCAGTTAGGAACGATACTGGCCGCTGAAGAAATCTGCGGCCTGACGTACGATCATGAAATGATCGCCGCCTATATCGACAAAGCCGTCGCAGCTGACGACATGAGCTTCGCATCAACCCTTCAGCTGCTAACTGAGGGGAAAAAGTTTCAGCAGAAAAACATGTCGGAGGCTGCGAAGGCGGCTCATTGCACACAGATTCGCAGGACTGCCAAGGCGAACGGGTTCATCCGCTAATCGCTGTAAGAACTTTCAACACCCTGCCGCACCTTTTCGCCGACTTGCGCAGCGGCTGCATTGCCGGCCGCCTCCGGATCGGAAACACCCGTGATGCTGATCTGGTTGTGGACCGTGACGCTAACAGGCTCGCGGTTTGTCACCCTCACATCCTGCGTGCCATTCGGCTTCACCATTTCAGCAATCGAGCCAGCGTCGATGCGCGCCAGAACCGGCTGACCGGAGGCGCTGGCCGTCGCCGGTGCACCGCCCCCGGTTCCACCGACGCCAGAAATACCGGCGTGTTCGCGAAAGCTGAAATCCGGTTTGGCTGCATCGCCGAACCAGAAGCTATCCCAGCCGGAAACACCCGAAGCATCCTTGTTAAGACCGAAGAGCTTCTGCAGTCCCTCCTTGTACTTTTGCTGGTTCTTGACCTGGTCCTCAAACGTGGCACCGGGAGTTTCGCCCAGACTTTGGACGCCTAGGCCGAATAGCGACTGCGCAGTAAAGCCCTTGAACCAGGTGGCGACACCGCTCATCCACGGCACCACATCGGGTACGGGCAACCCGGATTTTGGGGCTTGTGGCTTGCCTTTACCAACATCACCACCGCCCAAGCCCGGAAACTCGCTCAAAGTCCCTATGGTCTTCAGGATCGAAAGAGCAGTGCTCGCGCCTGAAAGAAGCATCAACGCGCCCGCAAGCTTGCGAATGGTGCCGGCCAGCATCGCAATGCCCGAGGCGTACAAAAAGAGCTGGAAGCCGTAGCCGGACATTTCCGCAAGGAACTTGGCAATCGGGTTATCTTTGATCGCTTCATTCAGCTCGCGAATTGACGCACCCCATTCCTTAGCTCTCATGAAGATGCTGCCGATGCGGTCGGCCGCATTGGGGTCAACGGGGCCGAGCAGCAAATCGCCTAAGTCGTTTACGATATCGCGCACTCCACCATCGTAGCCAAGGCCTTGGGCGAACCCTTGAAGCGAGAGCGTCACTTTATCGAGAAGCGTAACTCTGTTTCCCAGCGTATCTATGATTTCGCCGATGGCTTGAGCGCCCTCGCGGATGGATGGCAACATCGCGTCACCCATCTCGGAGAACTTGTTGGAAATCTTGTTGCCCAAGAGATCGAGGACGTTGCGCGTGGTGTTTGCGCGCTGGACATACTCGGCAAAAGCCGATCCGGAATATTTCGTCCGGTCGGCCACGGATGCGAGCGCCTGGTCGAGCAACTGAATGTTGCCCACCAGCGGCATGAAGGCGCTCGCTTCATCACCGAAGAATTCAGACAGGAGCGAAGTTTGCTGATGCTTCGGAGCCTTGGCGATGGCTGTAAGAACCTTGCGCAAGGTGCCCTTGGCATCTTTCTGCATGTCCTTTGCGATGGTGGGCAAATGCAGGCCGAGGGCTTTTGCCGCGTCACGCTGCGACTTCTTTGCAAAGTCGCCCCGTGCCAAAGCGCGGATAACGTTCTTCATCGCCGTGCCGGCCGTGCTGGCATCCGAGCCGGCCGCGATCATGGCGCTACCCATGGCCGCGACGTCTTCTTTCACAAAGCCGCTCATCTCACCGATGGCGCCAACGCGCAGCATGAATTCGGTGACGTCCTTGGCCTTGGACGCCATGTTGTTTGACAGATGGTTGATGGCGTCGGCCATATCGCCCGTTTCGGCGACGTTCAAACCAAGCTGGGTTTTTAGCTTGGCGAGGCTTTCGCCAGCGTCGGCCGCCGTCATGTCGAAGGCGACGCCGACACGGGCGGCCATTTCGGCGAAACTTTGTAGATCCTCAGTCGCCACGCCAGACTCGCCGGCCGCCGCAAACAGGGCTGCAATGTCGGTTGCGGCCAGAGGGATTTCGCCAGACATGCGCCGGATGCTGCGGCGCATGTTTTCAAACTGTTCGTCGGTCGCCTCGACGACCTTTTTCACGTCAGCGAAAGCGGTTTCGAACTCGATGGCAGCGCCGGCCGTCGCCGAGATACCTTCGGTCGCGCCGAGGTAGCCGGCACCCAGCGCGATGGCCTGCCCCATCAGCCCGCGCATCGGCGCGAACGCCTTCATCTGCTGGCCTTGCAGCCGGTCGAGAGTGCGGAAGATAGGCGCAGATTTGGCGACGACATCTTCCAGAAGGGAGATGCGCAGGGTGCTTTGCACGACAGACATTTATTGCCTCATGATCTTGGAAAGCTCACAGGACTTTTCGAAATAGGCCAGCAGCTTTTTAGGAGACCATCGCTCGATTGCTTCAAGCGATGTGGAATGACGTTCGGAGACGAAGACAGCGATTAGCCGCCAGTCGTGTCCTTCTTCTTCTCGTTTCCCAAGAGGCCGGCCGTCGCGGTGACGATCTTGGAAAAGTCATTCGCGCCGATCTTCTTGAACGCCGGCAGGGGCGTGTCAGAGATCGAGGCGAGGATTGCGGTCATCTTGGAAAGTTGCCCGGTCATCTGGTCGCCGATGATCAGATCACCCACTGTCGGCTCGCGGAAGGTCAGTTCGGAAATTGTGGTGTCGCCATTGGTGACGGGCTTGGCGAGGGCAACAGTTACAGTCTCGGTCATGGTAGAACCTCAAAGAAATGGCCCGCACGAAGCGGGCCGAATGAAAGGAGAAATTCGGGAGGGGAGTGACGCGCCCTTAGAGCAAGAGCGCGGTACGAATGTCGGCGTTTTGCGAGACGCCACCGACTTTGAATTCGAAATCATCCATTTCGTAGATTTCCTCGCCGTCGATTTCGAGCTTGTAGTAATTCACGTCCACGGCGTAGTCGTTTGCTGCCAGATCGCCACCTTTCCAGGTGCCCGGATCGGGCTTGTAGAGCTTGCCGCGAATGGACATGACGGCGCTATGCGTAGTGCCATCTTCATCGACGTGCGCGCCGGTAACGAGGAAAGGCGTGTCAGCGCCGGGCTTCAGGCCGAAGAGCTTCAAGATTTGCGGATCGAGGCCGGGCATCTTGAAGCTGAATTCCAGCGCATTGTAACCAAGGTGGACGTTGCGTTCCTTGATCATGCCGGCGTTGCGCATCCCCTCGCGCTTGGCTTCCGGCACGGGCGGCGTGATTTCGCCGATCTGGCCGAGCTGGCTTTCGCGATCTGCCCACAGCATGCAGTCGCGAAGGATGTAACGGGGAAGGGTTTTTTCTGCCATGTCTGGCTACTCCTTAGGCGGCAACCGAGAGCGGGCCGGTTTCGATAAGCCCATTCACTTCATCCAGCAGAAGCCGGTAGTAGAGAATGTTGCGGTGAGTGGTGATGTGGATTTGCTCCATGATGGCAACAGGCTCGAACTCGACGTGCAGGAAGATTTTGCCGTTTGCCATCAAGGTCGGATCATTCAGCGCCGGGAACCAGCATCTGCCGCCGAGAATGTCATCATTGTTCTTAAAGACGCGAAGGGCGGCGTTACCGTCCTCAATCATCATCTTCATATTCGCCTTCGTGAACTTGCGATCCACGTATGCGAAATAGATATCTTCCAGCGACTCGTTGATCATGTCGGCCGTCGCGCGGACGTTATCGAACTGCCAGATGGGATCATCAATCGCGAGCCGGCTACCCCAGGTGCGGAAGCCGCCACGCTCGTTGATGATCGTCGCCACCTGATTTTCGTTCAGGTAGTTTGAATCATCGGGGTACATGATCGTGCGGGCAACGCCGTCGATGGTCCGGATGACCTTGTTCGAAACCGAACCCGACACGCCCTCACTGGATGCCACGACGCGAGAGCGCACGCCGGCGAACACAGCCGCAACCGGCTTTGTCACCGGAACGCCATTCACGTTCTTGATGACCTTCGGATCAATAACCAGAATGCGACCACCATTGATGGTGCGACGGAAGCGCAGGGCTTCGGCATTCGTTGTGTTCGGGCCGCTGATGTAGGCGCGAGCGCGGATTTTCGGGGTGATGGCATTCAGCGCCGAAACAAACGGGTTTGCAACATCACCGACATTGGCCGTCGCCTCCGGCAGCACCTTGGCGGCATCAGCGCCGCCACCCTCGAAAGTGATGACAGGCGGTTCCGAAAGCTTCTTGCCGGGCTTGACGACGCGAACGGCCACAACCTTATCCGCGTTGGTGCCTTCACCCATGACGGCTTCAAGGGTCGGCAGCTCTTTGCCCTGATCATTCCCGCCGCCCGTGGCCTTCACGATGGGCGGCTCGGTCAGCTTGGAACCTTCAGCGACAACGGAAACAGACACGACGCCGGCTTCCACCCAAGCGCCAGTGTTGCCGGCCGTAACGATAACGCGCGGCTGGTAGCTTGTGATACCCTTGGCCCGGAACGCCGCATAAAGACCGGTACGGGCAACAGCATCGCCGATCAGGTTCGCTTGCAGCTCTGCGGGATCGGCGCTGTGTTCCACGCGGTTGATGATGCACCACGATCCGCCTTCGCCGAACACCGTCTTCACGTCTTCGAGCAAGGTGCCGTCAGCACCGAGGCCGGTCGCTTGCGTCAGAGACGTGATGAGCGTCGGGGTATTCAGCGGGAAAGCGGCCGGATCGGCGTCAGGTGCCGTACCGTTGATGAAAGTGATGCCTTGGCGCTGGACACGAAGAAGCGACGGGGTTTCCGTGCTTTCGGTCAAGGTCACGCCATGCGCATAGGCTAGGTCAGCCATTCGAAGACTCCTTTGAAGTTTTCAGATTGTCAAGGAAGGGTTCCGGCTCATTGCCGGACAGAAGGAAGCGCCCCGCCACGAATGGCGAGACGGAGTTTTCAAAGCGTGAGAGGCGTCACGGCCAGTAAGCCGGCTCCGTTGCGAAGTCGGCGGGGATCGGGTTCATGTTCTTCAGCTCGCGAGCCGCCAGAATATGAGCCTGCTTGTGGCCGAGCGCGGCGTAACCGAAGCGCATGACAGTTTGCGCATCCATCGGCTGGGTCGCGTTGTCGGCCGCGATCCACCGGAATTCAGGTGGCGCATTGGGGTCTAGCAGGCGCTGCCATCCGAAATCACCGGGCGCAGCTCCGAGAGCAACCGCGTCGGTTGCCGCCTTAACCGCCCCGGCGATGTTCTCACGATCTTCCGGGCGGGACTGGTAGAGAACGCCGTCGAATACGAAACCCGCCTCAACGCGGCGGTCGCGCTCGATATCGACATCGAGAGCGCTCACCCCGCGAAGCGCTACCAGCTCGGCGGCATATGTGGCCGCCAGTGCTTCGATTTCGGCGGGAGTTGGTTTTTCAGCCGCCAAATCCCATTTGACAATAATGGCCGTGCTGGTCCTGTCGGGGCTGTTTGGCTTCACCTTATGGGCGCACCAGAAGTCCGCGCCGTGGATTGCCGCAGGATGAAGCTTGCGAATGAGGAAAGCCAGTTCGTCTGATGAGAGATCGTAGGGCAATCCTTCAGTGCTGTAAGGGTCGCTCATCAGTTATTCCTCAACAGTTCGGCACGCAGGTTGATGACATTCGTACCGTTCGAGCTGCGCAGCCCGACCAGAACGTAAGGCGCTGGGGCATCGGTAGTGCGGGCGTTGTAATTCGGGTCAATGGAGCCGAACTCCCAAACACCCCCCTCTCGCTGAACGCGCGCGCCCCGATCCGCGAAGCGGTCGGACAGCCAACCGAGATAGGCCGTCCAGAGATTGCCATCGCTGTTGACGCGGAAAAGATGAACCCCGTTTCGAAGGAAATCTAACTCCGCGTTGTTCGGCTGTGCGATAATCCGCCAGTTGAAATCACCGCCGTAGCCGTTGGGCGAGAAGTCGATAAGGCATGCACCGCTCGCGGCAGCACGCATTTCCAGCATAGCCGCATTGGCTGAGGGCTGGATCGTGATCGAGCCATTGACGACACCGCCAATCAGCCGCAGATAACGCCCATCGAACAAGGCCGTCAGCGCGGCCTTGATGTTCCCCCATGTCGTCCGGAACATGGTGGACGTGCCGGATTTCACACCTGCGAAGGTGTCACCGTCATCTGGCGTTGCCAGTCCGTTTGCGCCTGCAATGGCCGCGCCCACCGTAGCGGTTGTGGTCAACGCGGGCAGGTTAGCCAACGGCACCTTGCCATCGACCCCAAGGGGAGCCACGCCTTCCGGCTGGTTCAGCAGGTCGTTGCGCATGTACTCGGAGAGGCTTGCCTGAAGGCTCTCCAAGCCTTCTGTAGTCGCATAGTAGGCCGGCAACTGCCCGCCAAACTTCAGCGTGTCGGGTGCCTTTCCGCCGACGATGATCTGGTCGATCTGTTCCTGCGCCAAAGTGATTTTGGTTTGCAGGGTGGCAATTTGTGGCGCGACATTGACCTGAATGTAATCGAGCGAGGCTTGAATGCCCCGCTCTTCAAGTTCTGTGAACGATGCTGCGCGCGCCTCAACTACCCGAAGGCGCTCATCGACATCCCCCATGGTAAAGTTCCACAGAATGCGGTCGATGAGTGTCTTGGGGTATGAGGGCACCTGATAGCCGTTAGACCTCTCTGGCATAATCAAGCACCTCGTCGCCTTCCTGCGCGATGATTGCCGCCACCAGCTCACCGCGCATGTTGATTTCGTTCAGGGGGTAGAAGGTGAAACGCCCCCACTTCACGATGCGAGAGAGTTTCACATCGTAGGATTTCTCCGTGTCGATCTTGAAGGCCATGGGAACTCCTTAAAGTGCGGCAATGAATGCGTCCTGCACGAAGGGCACGGTCGCAACATTGTTTGTGGTGGCAGCAGGGCGCATGCGGGCGGCTGTTGTCGACGCGCCGAGCATGTAGGTGGAAAGATACGTCCGGCGCGCAGGCATCTGCGGATCGATCGTGATTTCGGTTGTGGTTGGATTAACCACCGCGTTGCCCACCATGATGGCAGGCGTAAACGTGTGGCGGTCTGGATCGAAGCTATCCAGCGTGTATTGCGTCTGGATGCTTGTTGTCGCGAAACCGAACGGAAAGCTTTTCGTGACGGCTCGCATGGCGTTGCGATTGCGGGCAACCCGCGAAACCGCTTTCTGGTCGAGCTGGATCATCGGCTGCAAATCTGCCGTACCCATCATGACCATGCGCAGCTCTACCGAGGCCGGCAGACCAACAAGCGGGTTCTTCGAAGGGTCGCCGTCATCAAGCTCCGTCCAGACTGCCGAGCCGGACGGCCGGATTTCCCATCCAAGCTTGCAGCCGCCAGGCACCCAACCGGCAAACAGCATGTCGATTTGTGTCATGCCGTCCGCAAGGTTCAAAGCCTGCATCGGAATAACCGTGCGCGGGCTGCGGTAGCGAGCTGCATTCAGCCGGAAGCAGATATCCGTTTCCGTTGACCCCTGCGCGAATGCGCCGTCCGTCGTCAGAAACTGCGTTCCACCCGTATACTTGTTCGCAGCGGAAACATGCAGCGCGTGCGCGCCTGTCGTTACCGTTATGAACGCATATCGCTTGCCGCTTTCGAGCAATGTGATCGGCAGGACAACCCTGTTCCAGCCGACGACTAGATCGGCGTGTTTCAATTTGCCCTGCGCCAGCACCGCATCGAAGCGTGGCGCACCGCCAGTCGTAGTTTCCACGATGAACACATGCACATCACCGTCAGTATCGACGCGAGCGAATGACAGATCGAGACTTGTGATCTGCATCGGCTGAGCCACAAGGAAGGTTTGTCCGTAGATGGAGCCATTGATGCCCACATCCTCAGTCACATACTCCCAATAGGGTTCGCTGTAGATTTCTTGGCGAATTTGCCGCACGCCATAGGTCTGGTGCCCCGGCCCATAGTTCGCATCGCGATAGACCACTTCGAAAGTCTCGCCGCCAACATTGAGCATTTGCCCGACGCGCGCATCGCCGCCGAGGCCAGCCCAACCCGCCGCGTTTTCGCAAGCGTGCATCGTCGGACCGTAGGTGATCCGGATACGCGATACTTCCTTTCTGACCAGTGTGGTCTCCGTGTGCACCAACTGCGAGATATTGAGCGATCCATCCAGCGCCGTATTGGCTATGCGCGTCACCTCGTCAAAGGCCGGCACCATGCGGCGATCACGAAAGACAATCTTCGGATCGTCTTCCGCCTGCACTTCGAGGCGGGCCTGCACTTCAGCAGCAAAGCCAAAGCGGATACCCTCCTCGACGCGCGCCAGCCAATCCACATGGGCCATGTCCCAACGGTCCTTGATCAGACCGTCATCGAAGACATAAGCGCGGGCCTCGTCAGGCAAATCGACTTTGAGCCGTGCAGCCCCGATATCGCGTTGCATCTGGCGGATCACTTCACGACGCGGAATTTGCGTCAGCTCGGCCGTGATATTGACGATCTGCGTTTCAATCGTCTCGGTCCTCATGAAGAGGCCATCCAGATCGACTTCCAGCGCCGTGACTCGGCCCTCTACTTCAAAGAGCGTTTTCACGCGCGAACTGTTGCCCGGCTCTATGGCGTCGATACCGGTCGATTTCAGCAGAACGAACGCAATACAGGCATCCGTGGAATCAACGAGCGGCTTGACCGGAACCGGGTTTGCTTCGCCCGGCTGCACAATCAGGTCAACGACGCGGCGGATGGTTTTAGGCGTTGTGCGGTTGACGATGACACTGGTTTCAGGATCGTCGGATGTTTCGAAGGGCCGCGTTGCAGTATCGGTGATTTCCCGGCCGCGCAGAAGGACGGCAACCCAGCGCTGGTCCGATGCAGCGACGGGGATATGAAGCTGCAGATTCATATTGGCTGGCGCTTCGTGCGCGTAAACGATCTTGCCGGCGACATAGCGGCCGGCCGAAACCGTGATTTCCTGCGCGGATTTCTTCGCCACCGTGAAGGCGGCCCAATGAGCGGGATAGCCGATGGCATCAAGCCAAAGGTTGTCCGTGGCCTCCTGCCCCTGCAAACCGATGGCTTCGAAATCGGCGTGATCGGCGATTTCGGCTTCAGAAAAAGCGGTTCTCTGCATGTCTGTTTCCCTCAATCCAGCCGCTTGCGGTCCATGTAACCGCCGAGGGCATGGCTTCCGTCGATGAAGATGTTGTCGTCAAAGGTGATGCCGCGCCGCCATGCGAAGGAAACGGAGTAGAGCGTTTCCGGCGTTTTGGCGGTGGTCATGGCCAGCTTGGCGCGGCGGATGGGTTCAAGGTTGACCGGCGTCATTGCGGCCCGCCCGAAGGCGCTACGGCCTATCTGGAAGCGGTTCTTCGGGGCGGTCAGCGTGACGCGCACCAGGTAGTGCGCGACAAATGGCTTATGCGCGATGGGCGTTCGCCCGATCACCGCCCGGCCGAAGGTGAAGCGGCTCGGATGCGCGATGCGATCCACAATCTCCGCATCGACAAAGGCGAGATAGCGTTTCAGTCCGGCGAGGGTGCCTTTCAGCGCCGCCAAAGGTGACGCCGGGTAAAGCGTGGAAACGCCGGCGCATTGCGCGATCATTTCCCGCTTTCGCTCTTCGGTCCAATCGTCAAACCAGAGATCCACCGAATGATGCACGGCAAGCCAAGGCAGGAACCGCGCCGGCGTCCGGTATGGGTCCATCAGCACGGCGTAAGGGATCGGCAAGTCATCCGACATTGCGGCGGCAAGCGCCTTCTCGAATTCCTCCGACGATGGCGGAAGCAAAACGCCTACATCGCTCATGCCCGCACCTCGATCTGAACATCAAGGCTGGTCATGACGGGCACCTTGTACGGGTCAGGCTCGACGACAACGGGGGCAAGATCGCGCACCCGGATCACGCCATCGCCGAAGGCAGCGCCGGAAAGCAGGGCCTCCGGGATTTCGCCGCCAATCAGGATGCGGGAGGTTGCCGCCGAGATGATGCGCTTTTCCGCTTCCGCCTTGATGATGGCGGCGCTGGCGCGCGCGGCCGCGATTTCCAGCGAGAGCGAAACCGCATATTCAGTGCGGCCGGCCGCCATGACTGAAATGGCAACGGCTTCAGGCGCGCGGTCCGGATGCGTGACAGCAGCCCGGATAATGGCCAGCTCGGCATCTGTCGGAAGCCTGCCCATCGGGCCAGCGATGACAACATCCGTATCGCCGCGCCGGCCGTGGACCGCCCGACCATTCACTCGCGCATCCCAAAGCCCGAGCGACTTGTCAGCGGATTGCGGCCACGCCGTCCAGGCATCGAAGAGATAGCGACCGGCCGAACCAGCAGCCGGCAAATCGAAAGACAGGAGATAGCGGCGAAGCAAGGCGTCATCGCTTTCCATGATGGCGGCCGAGCTGGGCGTGGCAGGGGCGACAACCAGCCGCACGATGTTGCGGCCGGCCGCGATGGCTTCCAGATTGCTGCCCTTGGCATAGGCCGCCAGCAGCGACCGAAAGGCATCGTTGACGCGCTGGCGATCTATCAGGCGCAGATAAGACCACGCTTCGCCGACAATGCCGGCAGGATCGGTTTCAAGGTTTTGCACGTCATAGACCGGCAAGGCCGGATTGATGGCGCGCATCTGGTTCCAGAATTCGAGAAACCGGACCTTAAAGGCTGAATAGAGAGTTTCGAAATCCAGCGCCTCGATGGCGTCAGGAGCCGGCAGGCGCGAAACGTCGATGGCGGCCGGCGCGTAAACAGCAAGTGTCATGATGATCTGCCCGCTATGACGACCCGCGTGCTTTGATCTTCCGCAATGGAATAATCGCCGCGATGGCCGAGAGGATAATAGACGCCGAAGATTTCCAGCGAGATTTTGCCGCTCGCGTCGGCACGGCTGACTTTTCCGAACCGCATCCGGAAACGCGGTTCCCACTTCTGGATTGCGATTGCGGCCGAGGAATAGAGCGCCAGCACGTTGCGGCGTGTCATCTTCGCATCGACCAGGTCCGGCAGCTCCGAGCCGAAATCACGCCGCATGACGCGCGCGCCAATCGGAGTGTTGAGGATTTTGTCAATTGACTGCTGGGTGTGATCCCAATCAGTCAGGGGCGCGCCGGTTGCGGCGTTGACGCCGGTTGAGCTTGGCATCTTCTTTCCCCTTTTCATCGATTGGCGAGACGACATCGCCGAAGGGCGGCGCAAGCTCGCGGGCCTGATCGGCAGACAGTTGGATGGGTTCGCCGGCGTCACGCCAGCGCCCGGCAATCTCGCAGCCGGTGCGAACCGTGTAGTTTTTCATAGGGGTTCCTCAGTCTACCGCGAAAACTTTTCCCGAGCCTTCGACAATCGGCCATTTTCCGGAAGAAGAGCCGGACATGACGTGCACCAGGTCGCCGATCCGCGCGACCTTTTTGCCGCCGTCGCCGCCGAGCTGCACGTTATCGGATTGCACGATGACCTTTTCGGCCGTCACTTTCACAAGGCCGCCCGTCGCCTCGATGACGGTGTCGCCGATTTTTATGTGAAACGGCGTGTCGCTGTTTTCGCGGGCGTTCTCGTCGCTATAGGTCGAGAAGTCGATCTGCGCGTCTGCGAGATCGCCGCTTTCTGACACCACGTCCACTTGCTCGCCGACGCTGTAAAGCACGTCGACCTTGACGCCACCGGCCGAAAGCGTGCGCGCCTTGATCCATGGCGTCAGGTAAGGTTCCTCACCCTGCCGGGACAGCTCGACGCGATACCTGCTCTTGTCGTCGCTGATTTCGGCAATCTTGCCTTTGCGGCGACGGTTTCGCTCGCGGCGCTCGATATCGGCAATCCGATAATTCAGTTCCTCGATATGGTGGACTAGCCAGTCATCACCCTTCATGGCGCACCCCCATCCGGAAGCGTCAGCAGCATGGCGTCCGCTTCGCTGTGTGTCATGCCATAGCGCCGCATCGCCGCCGCCAGCTCTTCATCCTCGCCGGCGATCTGCGCTTTCATGAGTGCGATCTTTTTGACCATGTCCGGCTCGCGGTGCACCAGGTCGCTTTCGCATTTGGCGAAGAATGCGGCCATCGGCGTTCCCTGCTTCAGGGGGTGGCCCGCGACTGGCTCGGCAATGGCGGCAACAGTCATTTTCATCTGATGCGCCGCCAACCGAACGCCGTTCGTGTCGCCGCTGATACGCGCGCGCTGGCATTTCTCGACCCGCAAAATCAGGCTGTTGAATATCGCGGCCCACTCATTGTCCGGATCAGCCAGCGCATCGGCAATCTGGCGAAGCGTCATATCGAGATAGAATTCGAAGTTGGCGTCGGCCGCAGGAAGGCCATTCATGATGACCTTTTCATCCGTAAGCGGATCGGTCATCAGGTGCGGCGAAGCAACGCCGGCTTCAAAAACCAGATCGATTTCACCGCTGGCGATCAGGGAGCGCAATTCAAGGCCGCTCACCTGTTTGCTGTCGTCGGTATAGACCGAAACGAATTGCTTTTCCTGCGGGGTTTTAAGCTCGCCGGCAGAGCTGGTTTCCAAAGCGCCAATCTCGCTATCGAGAACATTGTCGCCAACAAGAGTGCGGCCCTTGAAAGCTTGAACGGCGCAGATGCGGAGGGCAATACGAACAAGAGACATGGCACCTACCAGCTTCAGGCTTGATTAAGTCCGGCAATCAGCCGGGTGTGATTTCGGTCATCGACCGTGGAAATTTCAAAGACAGGCTCGCCCGGCCGATCCAAGGCGCGCAACTTGTCTTTCTTGCGAAGGACGATATCGGGGTGCTCAGTGCGGTCGATGTAGAGAGCCGCTTTTCCCGCCGCGATCCGCGAGTGCAGGGAGCGGCCGCCGCTGACATCGAGTGGCCCGTCCTTTTCGTCGCCAGTCCGCAGAACCGCCATGATGACGACTTGCGGCCGGTCCGGATCGGCTTTCTCGTTTTTCATGGGCGACAGGCGAATGCGCTCCGCAAACCTTTGGTCGACTCCGGACACAATCGCATCGCGCGCGGCCCGAAAGGAAGAAGCAACCGGCATGGCAATCCCCATGGAGTGGGCCCGGCCGCCGAGCTGGCGACCGGACCTTTGTTGATGATCAGTTGCTGGTTTTGAGCTGCACCAGGCAGTCAGGCTGCTTGCAGATGGCCAGCATGTTGGACTGCGATTTCATTTCGAGGCCGGTTCCGTGATCGAGAACCTTAGTCGAGATGAAGATCGAACCGTCTTCACCTTCCGTAGGCGCCTGATTGACGCGGTCGATATGATACGCCGGGCCGTCATAGGTGCGGAACATGGATTGCGTGCCGGTCGGATAGGCCGTGCCGCTGTTGTCATCCACATTCTTGACCGTCGAGATAGCGCCATCGTTCGCTTTGACCGGCAGACCGCCCTTGTACTCGCGGAAGAGAATGTCGCCGAATTCGAAGACGCGGCCCCAATTGCCGCCGAGGCGCTGGCGTTCGAGCGTTGTATGAAGGCCTGAATTATTCGCCTGCACCCAAAACTTTTCGACCTTGGCATGCGAGATCAGCTTGGAGAAGAATTTCGTATCGACCACGGCTTCCACCGCGCCGACCGTTTCGCCTCTGGCATTGCTGATGATGTGGTCGCTTGCTTCCTCGCACTTCGCGCGGACATCGGTAGCGGCCGTCCCGAGCGCGAAATCGATTTCCTTCTTTTCGACGCCGAACGTGTCGTAAAGATTGTAGAGCGTGCGAAGCTTGCCGTCCTTGATTTCGCCGCGGAGCATGCCCAGCCGCAGGAACTCGCGGGTAATCGCGTGGTTCTTACGGATGATGACAAGCTTGCGTTCAAGCTCGGCGTCGAGCGAGCGCTCGGTGATTTCGCCGTTGACCACTTCGAGCATGCCGTCGATATCGCCGACAAGGATGTTTTCGAAGTGGGTGAAATGGGGGATCGCAATGATCATGCCGTTCTGGTCATCATCGCCGGCAACCTCACCAGGTGCACCCGGCTCCTGATGCGAAAGAACGACGATCTGGCCGTCGCGGAAGTCGATGCGAACCATGCGCGAACGCTTCGGTTCGCTCGGCGCGATGTTGAGCGCGTTCAGGAGGCCGAAGGTATTCGGCAGTTTGTTGACCTCGTCAGTGAGTTCAACGTTGGAGTAAGGCAGCAAGATTTCAGGCATTGCCGATTGTTCCTTGTGAAAAAAAAAGGCGCAGGACATCGCGTCCCGCGCGCGCAGGCTGAAAGGCCGGCTATTAATGGAAAGGGTGGATCAGGCGCGCAGGATCAGGCCGAGGCGGTCTTCGATATCTGCGATGGCGGCGGCCTGCTGTTCGACAGTGACGCCAGCGGGCCAGACGATGTTGGCACGGTTGAGAACCGAGAAGCGACGGGAATAGAGCAGACCGTCAACGCGGTCCACGCCTTCCGGCGCTTCGCAGTCCTTCAGGCAAACGCCGTGCACGATCTGGCTACCGTCCGTCGCGGTCGGGTCCCATGCGACCAGCTTGCCGAGCTTGTCGCCGGCCGGCGCTTCCTCGGTTCCGGCGATCCGGCCGACGAGCTGGCCGAGCTTGACCAGGCGGGCGCTACCGCCAGTGCCGCCAAGCAGGGTGCCAACGGCACGCGAGATTTCGGGATCTACTTCCTTCTTCAGCAGCGTGGACATGCCGGGGGTCTGCTGGAATTTCATGACAGGCAAAGTGCCCATGGTTCTTTCCTTTCGAAAGGAATTGGAGTTTCAGGGGTGGCGCGCGGAGCCGATCAGCTCTTTTTCATCTTGGCGGCGCGGGCATCCATGCGGGCGGACAGACCGCCCTTGGCCTGCGGCTTGCCGTTCGGTTCGCGGTTGAGGTTTTCCGCATTCATCATGCGGCGCGGCGGCTGGTATTCTTCCTCGCCGGCGTCCGCTTTCGGCGCGACGGAAAGTGTAGCCTTGGCGGCCTCAACAGTGTTGCCGGCGTTGAACAAATGTTCGGCAAGCGCCTCGCGGCCCTTGGCTTCATCCAGCGCCATGATGGCGGCGCGGCGGTCAAGCGCCTCTTTAACGGCGTCGTTCGCGGAGGCCGTCAGTTTCGCGACCTGTTCTTTCAGGCCATTGTTTTCCGTTTCAAGCAGCGCGGCGCGCTCTGCGTCGGTCATGGTGGTTTCCTTTGGAGGGTTTGGCGTTTGGGTCTTCGGCGGATGGCTGGATGCCATTGACCATTTCTTCGTTTTCGCCAGCGCAACCAGTTTTTGTGGCGCGTGCGCAAACAGGCTGTAATCGAAGGCCGCAACCGGCTTTGCCTTTGTGGTGGCCGTCGCATCGGCGAAGCCCTCGGCAACCGCCTCATCGGGGGTAAACCAGCGTTCTGCCTTCATGATTTCGCGGCAGTCTTCAGCGCTCTTGCCGGACTTTGCGGCGTAGACGCGCGCATAAGAGGTCGCCAAGGCTTCCAGCGCCTCGATTGTCTTGCTGTGCTCGCTGGAATTTCCGAAGGTGAAACCGCTCGGGTCATGGATCATCATCACGGAGCCGGCCGTCATGGTGACGGTTGCGCCAGCCATGGCGATCAGCGAGGCGGCCGACGCGGCAATGCCTTCGATGACAATATTCGTGATGCCGGGGCGAGCCGACAACAGCGCGTGGATTGCAGCGCCTTCCGTCGCAACGCCGCCGCCCGAATTCAGATGAACATCGAGGTCGGACTCGCTGTCGATCTGAGAGAGCGCAACGATCACATCAGCGGCGGTAAAACCGTCATCGTAGTAATACTCGCCGACATAGCCGGAAAGCCGAAGCTTTCCGCCTTCAAGAATTGCAGCCATTTGGGATTACCTCAGTAGGGCCGGAAACGACCGCTGATAGCGTGTCGCCGAATTTTGGGTTTCTCGCCGCGCGCAATCTGGCAATTGCGGAGGGCTTCATTCAAAGCGCGCTGCACCTGGTCGAGCGAGGCGGTGGAATAGCGCATCATGTCTTCGCCGAAGCGGCCTTCCGTCATCATTTCGCCGGTAAGCAACGCTTCCTCGACGCGGCGCAGTTTGGCTGCGCGCGCGCACCAGTCGATCTTCAAAGGATCGTCATTATCGGCCATCAGGCGGCCTCCTTTGTTGGATCGCGGTTGCCTTCGGCAGCAGCCCCAAGCGGCCCGCCGCCCCCGCCTTGCGAGCGGCCAAACGGATGCGGAACGCCTTCAGCGTCGAACATCCTCTTTTCGATGCCGAGCTGGGCGATCTGTTCTTCGCCGTTTCTGCCAACGAGCGCGCATTCGTCATGGAAAGTGGAAATTCCCGTTTCCATACGAACCTTGGCAGCAAGCGCCGCCTTGTAATCGTCGGCAGATGGTGCAGCCGGTCCGCTCCATTCAGACTGGAAGACGCTTTCGCGGTCCCGGCTGAAGGCTGCATATCCGCCCTTGAATGGAATGATCTTGCGAAAGATCATCTCATCAAGCCAGCGCTCGAAAACACCCTGAAGGAACGGGGCAACGATCCGCGAGCGCCGACGCATGACGATAGGCCAGATGGTGGCAACGGCCATACGAACCGACGAATAGGAGGCGTTGGAATGATCCATGGCCAGCGCCTCGTAAGTGATACCGAGGCACCGGGCTATTTCCTTCAGGAGACTTTGGAAGAACGGCAGATACTGCGAACCCGGCGTTGCTGCCGAATGCATCTCGAAAGTTTCGCCCGGTCCAAGATGATTGATGCGGCCGGACTCGGACATTGAAATGCCCTTGTTCTTCAGGGCATCAATTCGATTGCCCCAAACGTCCATCAAGTCTTCCTGCAGGCCGCCGATGAATTCGTTCCAATCACCCTCATAACCCTCGGGCGCTTCCATATCGGAAAGCGTCCGGATGGCGTCAAACGCGGATTCGCTGGGTTCGGGACTTTTGATCGTCGCGGCGAAGATGGTCTGTATCAGCGCCGTGGCCAGCGTTGCATCCGCGAGCTGGTCGGACTGTGCGATGACCTTCAGCGCTGGCGCAATGACCGAAATCCCGCGCGGGCTGTTGAGATTCGCGGCGCGGTCCATGACATGGATAACGTCAGCGCCGTCAATAGTCCGATCGGTCTCGATACCGTTTTTGCGGACGCGGAACTTGTAGCCAATCGCCCGGTTGTGTTCGTCATGATAGACGCCCTGATCAAGCCCCTCGCTTTCGATGGTCGTGCGCGGGCAACGATGAGAAGCAAGAATTGAAACCTTCAGGCCGGTTTTCAAGCCGAGACGGCGTTGTTCATCCAAGGGCAGATGATCGAGAACCGCAAAGCCCTCGCCCGAGGCAAGAAAGCTCAACAACAGTGCTTCTGCCATATCGGCAATCGTCGCCTTGCCGGCGAGATCGCATTCCTTCGGGTTCCACGCAAAGCGCCGCCATGCCCGTTCAACCTTGCGGCACCACGCGGAGGCCTGCTTTTTGGTGTAGCCGAAGGCTTCGAGCTGGGAGCGAAGATTGAGTTTCAGTTCGTCGCCGATGGTGTCGGTGATGATCTGTTGAACCGCGCCCGATATCCAGCCGCTGTTCTGCATGAAGTCGAAGGCAAGCGCCGAGGCGCGTTCGGCCGACTCGCGAACATCGAGCCGGGCATCGCGCGTGACGGCGCGGCGCATGGCAAGGGTTCCTGCCGTGTCGCCGCGCAGATACCGCGCAGTCATCTTTCGCGCCAGCGGCTTGTTTGCGGCCGGGGCAGTTACCCGAACCGAATTTGCCTTGACGCGATGGCGAGGTTTTTCACTCAAGAGTATGACCCCCAACGTTTGCGCTGACGCGACTTTTTGCCGGTTGCTTGCGCTGGTTTCGGTTTTTGCTTGCTGAAGGGGCTTTCGTCGGCTAGGTCGAACAAGTCGTTGATCTGTTCCGGTGTGCCGTGAAGATCACGGAGCAAATCGGCCCAGCGGTCCGTTGTCAGCCGGCGCTTGTTTTCGAGGTGCCAAGCCAGTGCGTAGGCGTAAACAGTCACGTCAAACCAGTCGTTCTGGCGACCGTTGATCTTTTTCCATTTGCGCCCGGCTTTTGGACTGACCAGCTTTTTAGAGCTGCGCTTGAGGCTGGTTCGCGCCTCTTCGGCCTCATCGACCAGCCGTTCGGCCGTCAGCTCCTGAGCGAATTCACTGTCGCAAAGGTTGGCGGCGAAATGGATGGTGCCCCGTGGCCACTGTTTATCCTCGCCGACGCCTTGCACCAGGTTGGCGAGAGCGGCGGTAACGGCAGTTTTCACATCGTAGAGGCCGACCGGATATAGTAGGACTTTCGCAATCACGCGGTTGCGATGGTCCTTGATATCCTTCTTTTTCGGCGTTCCGAGCCATGGCAGGCCGATGGGTTCGCGACCGTCGAGGGCAAGCACATTCGGCCGGCCGGCGCAGAACCGGTAAACGCGATCCGTTGCCCAACCGGTATCGACACCGGAAATGTCGATACTCTTTTCATTACCGCTCGCCGTGACATAGGTCCGCGAGAGCGCATCCGAAAGCTTGATCCAAGGTTCGTCCGACTTGTCGGGCGATCCCTCGAAAACCTCGCGGTCTATAAGGCAATGTTGCCCACGCGGGCCGATGGCGTAGACGCCCCACTTGATGCCGTAGCCTTGAACGTCAGCCGCCGAGACCAGCAGAGCCGCCCATTCGGGAATGACGTTGTTCGGTATGGCCTCGTCGCGAGCGGCCTGGACGATCTTTTCGTGATCGATTTCCTCGCCGCCCGGATCATATGGCAACGCCAAATCCTGCTGATAGAACGTCTTCAGCTTTGTGGTGTTGCCTTCGGCGTCTTTCCAGCGCTTCCAGATTTCGGACCACTTTTCGCGCGGCGCATAAGCCGCCCAAAGGTGATAGCTCGGTTGCCAGTCTCGGCACCTGCCCTCTAGCGGAGGGCATAGCCATTTCGGCAGATCGGCCGGCGCTATCGCGAACGGCACGGGATTTTCATCCTCCTGAACACGGCGCGCGATCCAGTGCGCCTGTTCTTCCATCTGGCGCTTGTGGCCGTCAAGGATCGGTTCGTTACACCCGAGGCAACGCACGTGGACCGGCAAGCCGCGCTCCGCATCGGGACCGCGCATCTGATCGAATTCGAGCGCCTGATAGGTGCCGCAATGAGGACATGGCATGTAGCGGTAACGCTGGTCGCCAGCCTCGAAATCTTCGGTAATGGCGCATTCGCCAGCGATGCCCGGCGTTGATCCCTGCCATTCCTTGGCAAGATCGCCGTACATCTTCTGACGCGCCCGCGCCTGGTCGCGAGGACTGCCGCGACCGTCAACATCGGCCGGGTAACCCGTGACTTCGTCCATCGCCAGATACTTGATGGATACCATCTGCAAGCCCTTGGAAGAACCTGCATTGACGATCTGGCAGAAGCCACCGGCGTAACGCTTGAACGCTGACGTGCTGCCCTGTTCGTCGCGGCTGTTGACCGGCAACACCTTGTGAGCGATGCGGGGCGATACCTCGATTGTCGGCTGCAATTTGATGCGGTTGAACTTCGTCGCTTCTTCGAGCGTCGGCAGCACGATCATCATCGAGCCGGGCGCTTGATCCACGATGAAGCAAAACCAGTTTTCAATTGCGGTCGATTTGCCGAGCTGGGCGGCCCAGCGGCATGTGACGCGCCGCGCCGGATGATCCGGATGCAGGCAATCTTGTGGCTCGCGCAGATATGGTACGCGGTCCGTCAGGAAGTCACCCGGCCACGGGGAACCCGATTCCGGCGACACCTTGCGATAAGCGTCAGAAAATTCGCTTATCGTCAGGTCTTCAGTCGGCCGGCTGGCGGCCGCCATGCCGCGAAACAGGACCAATGCCCCATGGACAAGCTCTGGAAATCGAGCGCGAACATCGTGAATGGTCACTGGTAAGCCCGCCCTGATCAATCTTGCTGAAGTAGCTCGCCCTCGGCTTGGCGCTTCAGCGCTTCAAGTTGCTTTGTCACCTGCTCGTTGAAGGTCGCCAGACCAAGTTTTACGAACCCTTTCAGCGCAAGGCGCACGGTTCGTTCGTCCCAGCCGAACTTTAGCGAGAGCGTTGCGGCTTCCGGCTCGATGGCGCGCTCGAATGCGCTTTGCATCAGGGCAACCGCATCGCGGCCGGCCTGATCGACCTCGTCAACGATGGTGAGTTCGCCCCGCCGTTTGGCGAGGTCCATTTCCTTCAGCTCGGCGTCAGCGAGCGCTTTGCGCGCGTTGCCATCGGCCTGCGTTTTGTTGCGATTGTGGACGCCACCCGAGGAAGGTGCCGGACTGGCCACGCTGCTGAAGAGCGTGCCGGCCGGGGCGGAACGGATGCGAATGTTACCGGATCGATGCTCGACCAGGGCGATGTAATCAACCTTGTTCGACTTTCCGTCTTCGCGAAGCGGCAACGCTTCCGCGTGCTGCTTGAGGTAGCGAGATAGCGTCGAGCGGTCCACCTTGTCGCCGGATTGCGTCAATCGCGCCGCCGCTTCGGTGATGGAAATCCAGTCTTCGTCCATCAAATCCATCCGTGCAAGCGTGCGTGCATCGTGCGTGTATGCGTGTACCGCTTTTCAAAAGTGCAACTAGTGAAATCCCGCAGTACCCCTGTCCCGTATGGTCGATTTTCTTCGAATACGGTCCCTAAATGGGGGGGTGGGGAGGTGCCGCCCCCCTCAAAGGGGGCAGGTCGAAGGGTCACGGGACCAGCTTATCAAGCACCGCCGAGACACGTTGATCGAGGAGCGGAGCGGCGATCCGGTGGAAGGCGGCGGCCGTAGCGCCCGTGGACATTTCCACGGGGATGAAGACGCCCGACCGGGCGAAGGTGATTTTACTGCCCGACGAATTCAGCCGGTAGTAAACGTGCCCGTTGAACTTCGGAACCTCTTTTCGATCCGGAAACAACCCGCCCCGCATGAAAGTGCCGGGGTAAAGCGTTGCCTTGCCGAATGGCCTTGCCACCACGCCAGCCGGCGTTTCCTTCGGCCGAAGATACTTGAGGCGGATGTTTCCGCCGCGTGTCGTCATGTCGTAGATATACCGACCGGGCCGAGCTGCCGCAGGATTGCCAATCGCCTTGACGATAACCTGCCTTGGCAAGCCGGTCTGTTTCGTCAGCTCACGGATGACAACCGTTTTCGAGCGGTTGCCCACCTGGTTGACGATGCGGGGCAAGATTTTCGGGAATTGGGCATTCAGCGTTCGAAGCCGCTTGCCGTACTTGGCAAGATTCTTGTCGGCCCATTTGATCGTCAAAACACCAGACATGGCCCCGCCTCCGGGAAACAACCCTTATACAAACGCAAAAGGCGACCGGTTAAGGTCGCCTTCGCTCAAGTCCGCCGATGATATAGCTGTCGCACTGGCCTTGAATCGGTCTCTTTGGCGAGAGGGTCAAGACAGGGTCCGCCCCGGCTTACCAGCGTGGAGGTTTTGGAACCCCACTCGCCGGTCGAAACCGGCGCGCCTGCACAGGATCAGCAGATCATCCTGCGCTATGCATAGTCACAACTGTTCGAGCAATGCAAGAGGGGCTTCGATGGTCGAAACCTTGCCGAACACGTCCACCGCCACCACAGCCCCGGTAGCTACGCGCTCGCCGTCAACGGTCCGATCCTTGCGCAGTTTCAGGATGTTGCCGCCGAAACTGGCGAAGGGGCCAAGCACGAAACGAACCTTATCGCCGCGCTTGAACTGTTCGCAGTGCTTCACGTCCGGCGCAGTCTCGTCATCGCCGAAAGCCTTGAAACGATTCATTTCCTCGTCTGATACACGATGAGGGTGGACCATCCCGCCAACGAAGCCCGCGACACCTTCCAGCCGGGCAATACCGCAGACTGCGGCGGGAGAATAGACGATGTTGACCAGTACATAACCCGGCAGAAGAGGACGCGAAACAGCAGGGATAATGCGACCGCGAACGACCGTTTCACCGATGGTTTCCAGCGGGAGAAAAACTTTCACGCCAGCTTTCCGAAGGGCGCCTTCAACAGCTTTTTCCGCCTTATGCTTCGTCTCCACCACGAACCATTCGTGTTTCCCCGGCTGATTCTCCGCCGCCATGGAAAGCATGGTGACGTTGAGTCGCTTCGTGTTCTGCATCTGGTCGAACAGAGACGCGAAACGCGACAGGTCATAAAGCTCCGGATTGACCGGCTTGCTGGCGGCATAAATCTTCACGTTATGCATCATTGGAGCGTCCCTCGCTGATGGTGGTAAGGAATTTGGAAAGCGCGGCCTCAACAGCCGCTTCGAGATCGACAGCCCCGTCATCGACCGGGGGGAAGTAGACCCATTCGGGCGGATGCTCGATAAAGGGCCAGCCGTTGCGCTCATGCAGGCGCTTCCAAGCCGCAAACACACCGCTGTCACGATGCACCTGCCGGAAATCCTGCACCAAGGGAACGAGCAACAGAGACGTTGTGAAAGGCTCACGGCGGCGGGCAAGGTCTCGCATCGAGTTGACGAGGGGCCAGCCATTGTCACGGCGCTTTTCGTAAACAAGCTGTTCGCGGGAAATCATGCCCTTGGCGATGCGGGTTTCGTCAAAGCTGGTCACATGCAGCAGTCCGGTCGGCTCTTTCGACAACGCCTCGAAGCGCGTTCCCATCCAGAGCTTGCCGCAGACCTTGGCGATGCCGTGCGTGTTGACCGGGTCCGCAAGGACATGTTCCGGCAGGTCGCGCCAGTGACGGTTTTTGAGATAGACCGCTGCGGCCATCAGGTCGGCAGGCTTGGCCCAACGAAGATAGGCGGGCGTCCGCTCCACGCACTCGGTCCGATCTTCCGAGGAAAGAGCGAACCATGCGTTGCGGGCATATTCGATATCGCCCTTCTTCCACGTCGCAAACCAGAGCGTGAAAGCGTGCTCTATCTTTTTTCGATCAACCTTTTTCAAAACTCCCTCTTCCGCGCCAGCGGCTGGAGAGTTTTCTGGAATGTTAGTTGGAAGATTCTTATCTTGGTGGAACTCCTCCACCACCTTCCGGTCGTCATTTCCACCACCTTCGGGAACGATTTCCACCGCCTTGGCGGCGGAACGCGGTGGAACTGCTCCACCACCTTGAAGGGTGCGCGCGTCGTCGGAACGTGGTGGAGGATTTCCACCACCTTCATCGTCTTCGTTGCTGGCTGCATTGCCAGAAAGGTCGCGGCCCGGCCAGCGCGCAACATACTCGTTCCGCTTCCATTTCTGGCCGCGAAAACCGTGTTGCGTGACGACGATCCAACCGCTCTCTTCGGCGATTTCGAGGTGTTTCAGAACGGTTTTCTTGTCGAGGCCCGTCAGATCCACCAGTTCCGAAATCGGCGGATAGCAGGAACCGCCGGTCGCATCCATTTTCAGGCCAAGCGTATGCAGCACAAGGCGCGTGATAGGCGGCAGGCCGGATTTACCGACCGCGTGACGCCAAGACCATGCACGCGACATTGCGCCGTGATCCGGTTCCATCACTGTGCACCGCCTTTCCGCACCACGTCGCGCAGGAAAGAGCGCACGGCGTGGACGCCGAGAACCACCGTGTGCGGCAATCCGCCGTCCGGCAGGCGCGTGGCGTTGATGGCTGCAAATTCCACGTCCAGCGCGTCCACGCCTAGCGTGAAATGCGCCTCCTGCAAAACGCGGCGGATTGTGGTATGGTCGCGATAGATGACGCCCTGCGGCGCGCGCAAAAGCCAGTCTGCGCGTTCCGCATCGGTCCGGCAGTCAGCCAGAATTCCAACGATAGGCATTAGATCGGTCATCGGCTGATTTCCCGCTCTACCTTGCGCGCCAGAGCGCGGTAGCTGTCCATCGCCTTGCAGAGATCGCCATGCGCCCGGCGCTGGTCGGCAGCAGCCTTTTCGGCGCGTGCGGTCGCTTCCTCGCAGGCGACGAATGCGACTTCCACCAGCTTCGTCTCTTTCAGGAAATCATCATAAAGCGGATTCGAACCTGCCGGGCCGAAGAACTGGTCTCGGACCTGCGCCACCCAATCGCGCGGCACACCCAAATCCTTCGCCACGGCAGCATCCGTCCAGGGGGATTTATAGGCGTCCTTGGCATAAACCTCGTCGAGCTTGTCATTGATAATGCGCCGGTCCTCGCGGCTCATTTCACGGGGCTTGTCTGCAATCGTCGCTACGGTGTCCACCATGGCTTTTTGTCCTTTACGCTTGGCCGGGGTGGCGTGGATCGGGCAGAAATCCTTGCGCGGACTGCTGCCGACCAACCATCCCTTGTTCTGAAAGTGCTGAGTTGCCGCGATTGGCGGCTTGCGATTGGTCCCGGTTTGATGCGGGAAATAGGCTACAGCGCCGCAGCAGGCGCATGTGATCTGCATGGCCTTTGTGGACTTGTCGCCGTATGGGATGGAAACTTCTGAAAAGATGCGGTCGCTCAAACGGAAACCCTCCTCGCCCATATGTCGAAGTCCGTGCGCAGGTCGATAAACGCCGCCTGCGCCCGCTCTTCGCGATTGAGTTGTGTTTTACTGGTGATGCCGATCAGCGTTTTCAGGACCGTGTCGGCGTGCTCCTTGTTGTGGATCGCGCGCGCTTGCGCCGGATGCTGCCTCCGCTCAAGAAAGCGATGAAACAGTGGGTCGGCGCACAGCATTGCGGCATTCGCGGCAAAATCGCCTTCTCTAAGGTGCTGGCGCTGTTGCGTGTCTGAAGACGCTGGATGACTGCTTTTCAGGGCAGCAATCGCCCTTCGGCGGAGGCTGAGGAAGAGAACGGCGTCGGATAATGCGCCGCTGATGAGGTCAACCTCATCAGGCAATGCATCCTCGAAAATCGTGCACAGAATCGCCCGGTCCCCAGTCGAACGGGTGGCAACCACGTGCGTTTGCTTGCCATCGACATCGATTTCCCACCTGTCGCCTGCGCACCTGTCTGCGATCATTGCAATGCGGGAAAGACGTGCCTTTTCGCGCTCGCGTTCGGCCTGCGCTGGAGTCGTCATCCGGCTACTCCGAGAGCATAACCACCCCACTGCAACGCGGCCGCATCCGCGATACCCGGATGGGTTTGCGACCGAATTTTCCACCGGTCAGCGCCTGGCGGAGCACGATGCACAATAGACCAGCGCTTATGCTCGTCTGTTCCCGGCTTCGGCGGAACAAGCCGGTTCGTTGCCACCAGCGGCGGTAAACCACGCAGATAGAAGGAAGTCGCCTTGAAGGAAGGGTCGCCAAAATGCCACGGCTGCACGGTTTGTGCCGCCTTGTGATAGTTGCGGATTCGCATTTTGGCATAGCGATGCATCACGGGATTTTCGACGGCGATGCGCTGAATCGGGGCATTCCAGCAATCGGAGAACAACGCAGCCCCTTCATCTAGGAGCCGCCACATAATCGCCAGCTTTTCATCGCGCGTCAGGAGCGCCCACGCCGCACGTTCCCCCTCCAGCGCCTCATTTGGCGCGTTTGTTGGCGGCTCTTTGAGCCACCGCACACCAGAATTGCAAAGTCGTGTGCAGGGCGGGTGCATCACCGCAAGCAAGTCCCACCTCTCATTTAGGAGGTCGCGGACATCACAAATGATATGGCGATTACTACCGTCATCGGCGGGCAGAAGATCGCAGGACCAAACGTCATGACCGAGCGCCGCAAAAGCGCGGCGGACTACGCCAGACGTTTCGCAACCAATTAGGACCTTGAGAGGCTTGGCGATCCTGAATTGTGAATTGGAAAAGGGAATACTCACGCCGCCTCACTTTCCGCCGCGATGGCGGGTTGCTGCGGCTGGAAATCCTTCCAGTCCACGCGGCGGACAATGGTGGCGCTGCCATAGTTTCCGGCCTCGTCACGTTCCCAAACGAACCACGCCGTATTCATGCGGCTGCTGGCCTTGTTTCCGTCCCATCCGTCGCGATGCATCATCGGGAGGCGTCGCTTAAAAACGTAGACGCGAGCGGGTGGGCAATCGTCCATCACGAAATTGCGGTCATCGTCCGCGAACCCGCAAAGGAAATTCAGGTTGAGCAAAAGCGCCATCTTGCGCGGCTTGTAGACCCGCAGGGCATGGGCCACGAAGGCGTTCAGCACGTCGCCGTAAGGCGGATTGGTGACGATATCGTAAGACCCGGCTTCGTCCGGCTGCGAGGTCAAGAAGTCCTGCACCGCCTGCAATTCGCCGTTGCTGTCCGCCGTGCCGTGGTCGTTAATATCGGCCAGCACCACGGCGTAATGAAACGCTTCCAGCATACGGGATATCGCGCCGCGCCCGCAGGCTGGTTCCAAGACGCATGCGGTGAATTCTTCCAGCGCTAACAGCGTAAACATCGCTTCGGGCGGCGTCTCGTAGAGGTTCGCCCCGCGCTCTTCCTTCGTGGCGCTGGCCGTGCCGACCGCCGCACGAAGATTGGCCTTCGTCGGTTCCAGCCCGGCGGCAAGCCTCGCCTGAATAGCCCGTTCGACAATGCCGGGTTCACGATGCTCCGCCGCAGCGAGTTTGCGCGCTTCGTGGATTTCCTTGTAAGAAAGGCCTGTATCTTCAACAGTTAACCCCTTTCCATCGGAAAGGGGTTTTGGACGGCCTCCCTTTGAGACTTCACCTGCCGCTTTGGCCTCGTCCCATTTGTCGGCAATCAGGATTTTCGCGCGGGCTTCGATCAAGAGCGCGTCGGCCTGCATGCGTCGAGCTTTGGCGATCAGCTTTTCCGTTGCGCCGATCTGTTCAGCAAACTGCGCGGCGGTTTTTGCCTGATTATAGGCGACCGACGCGACAATGCGGGCGTTCATAACGTCGCCTTCATCCAGCAGCGCCCGCGCCCGTTCCACCGTGGCGACGAGACCGGAAGCATCCGCGACCGGCACTACGGCAGTCGCCGGTTCGCGTTCTGGCAAGTCACCGGGTTCCGCAATGCCTTCGAGCATCGCCAGCATTTCGCGGGCGCGGTCGGTCGGGTAATAGGTCCTGCCGTCCTTCTTATCCCGCGTCAGGTAACCGTTGCTGACGGACTTGTTCGCGCTGATGCCCTGCTGTTGCGATTCGACTGTCACTACACCATCGCGGACCGCGTTGGTGATGATCGCAAGAGCGTTCGGGCCGGGCTTGGGGAGCTTGACTTGCTTGTAAGGGGCCATCAGTGCGCCCTCATCAAACGGTCAAGATATGCCTGTCCCAAGCCGGTCAGCTTGGCGGTCTCTCCATCGGCGGTAATGTGGACGTAACCACAGCCTCGGCACTCTTCGGCCAACCGCCGCCGAACGGGCGTGTAAAGTGACAGCTTGCCGCGCTGGAGTTTGACCTCGCGCAAAAAGCCCCTTGCGCTATCTGACAAGGGGCTATTCATCAATTCGGCGGTAGCCGGGTCAGTGAGGCGCTTCATTCCGCACCCCCGACAACACTAAGCCCGACCTTCTCGCCGCCTTTGGCTTTAACGCTGGCGAGCGCCTTTCGGAGTGCAGCAATACCGGCTTCCAGTTCCGCCGCGTCCCGATCCATCTTCGTGGCTTCGGCTGGCGTAACCACCATATCGGCAATGGCGACTGCGCCACCGGAGATCAAATCCCCGGCCTTGCGCACCATATCGGAATAGGCCACGACGACACACTGTTCGGCTGCGCGCTCGCCTTCCGGGTCCGAGAGCCGCCGCCCGTTAAGTTCGGCCATTGCGGAGGTGACGACCGGAACACCGCATTCGCTTTCCAGCGCGTAAACGGCATGCAACGGCATCAATTCCGGGTCGGTCGCATTGTTCATGCGCCCGATATGGCTTTTCGAAATGGAGGAAATGTCCGCTGCACGCTCGATCCCGCCCACGAGGCGGATAAGGTCACGTTGGGCGGCTTTGATGCGGTGAAACCATGCGTTTGAAATCATGAGACAATACCTTTCCCGCGCCGGGAAAATCCCGGCGTTTTTCCCGTGGTGGGAATTGTTTGGAGATGAGAGTTTCAGGGCGTCAGGAAGTTACGGAGGCCCACATGAAAAACGACAGTTGCCCGCGCCGGGCGAGAAGAAGGAAAGCGCACCGGCGCGGGTCGCAGCAGGCCGGGAGGATTGGCCGCGCGAAAGCAAATGGGAGCCGTTCATTCGGCGGCCTCCTTCGGTATTTGAAAGAAATAGCTGTCATTCCACACGATCTCGCGCTCAAAAGCAGCGCTACGGATAGCGCGCATTTCTTCGAGAGAAGGCGCAACCCCGCCTTCCCAACGGGAGACAGTCGACTGCGCAACGCCCAAGATTGCAGCGAAGTCAGACTGACTGACAGCAAAGAGTGTCTTCTAATATGCCGAATTTCGTTCATGTGCGCATATTATGCGCAAACAGATATTTTGCAACGCTGAAAATATCCGCAAACAGATTTTTGTCGGATGGTGTAATAGATTATGCGTAAACGCATGGACACAGCAAAACAAATTGCCGAACTCTTAGCGCTTAAACACTGGAACCAGATGAAGCTTGCGACGCACTTTGGTGTGTCGCAGTCCACGGTCCATCGTTGGAAGGCGGGCGCTGACCCCGAAGGCCCGCACCGTGATGCGATTCGAGAGTTGCACGCCAGAGAGTTTGCGGACCCAACGTTGCAGCCTAGCCGGCGCGTTCCCTTGAAAGGCAAAGTGGGGGCGGGACAAGAAGTCTATGCTATTGATGATGGTGGGCACGATTACGTTGAAGCCCCTGCCGGGTCTCGCCCGGAAACTATCGCTGTCGAAGTTTCAGGGCAGTCGATGTTCCCAGCGTATGAAGAGGGGACGCTATTGTATTACTCTAAGCTGTTGCCGCCCTCCGATATGGTTAATCGGCGAGCTGTCGTTCAACTCGCGGACGGTAGGATCTTCGTGAAGATTATCCGCCCTGGAAGTTCGCCAGACACATGGACGCTCAGCAGCATAAATGCGCTTTACCCTGATATGACTGACGAAATGGTCGAATGGGTAGCGCCCATCGACTGGATTAAACCAAGGTAGGATTTTATCATATCCGCGACAGCTATTATCTTTATGCTTTCGCGGATTTTTTATTTACATGTATATCCGTTTGCGCATATTATCCATCTGGTCTGGTCGTCATGCCCTTGGTGGTTCGGACAGACGGCCGGGCAGCACACTCTCTAAATTCGAAGGTGCTGCCCGGCTCCCGATAGATGGAGACAAAGAATGCATATCAATACATCGAACGAAACCGAGCTGACGCACGCGATGGCGGAGGCTATTCAGCGCGTTGGCGAAGGCTGCACGAAAGCCGACCTGCGGGAATGGTTCACGGCAGAGGAAATCAATCGCTGCGGCGATGCAGCTATTGCGCGGTTCCACGACATGCGCGTTCAAGACGCACGCGTTGCAGCTTGAGACGTCCGCTCCGGTTTCCGCCTCGCCCGAGGCGGTTTCCAGAACGGATGGAGACAGCCTTGATCCAGATTTCACCCATGATTCCGGCAAAACGCCCGCAGCAGCCAACGCCGCCCTATGGTCGGTTCTTTCTGGCCTGTGTTTGCGCCGTCCTGATCCTCGCCATCATCGGCGGCGCGGCGCTTTGCGCCACGGACCAAGCAACTCACACCGCTCGCGAGCTTGAAGAAGCCATGAGGACTCTTGACCTTCAAGCCACCGAGCTTATGACGGAGGGCATGCGATGACAGCCGCCGCCGAAGCGAGACCTACAGGCGCCTGCCCATTGCCGCCCGTTCTCGGGTTGAGCCGTGAACAGGCCGCTGCCTATATTGGCGTTTCCAAATCCCTGTTTGACGAAATGGTGGCCGATGGCAGAATGCCGAAGCCGAAGAAGGCTAATAGCCGTACCATTTGGGACAGGCGGTCACTCGAAAGAGCCTTTAGCCGCTTGCCCGGAGGGGAGGGCGATGAAAATGAGGAGTGGGATTTCGCGTAAATGCCCAAGAAATTCGCCAAGAAATATGTAGTCGAAGATCGAACCGGGGGCAGTCTCCGGTTTTATTTTCGGCGGAAAGGCCAACCGAAAATCCGATTGCCGGGTCTGCCCGGCACGGATGAATTCAACGCAGCTTATTACGCGGCGTTGGAAGGATTGCAGAAAGAGGAAGCCGCCGGTCCGAAGATGGCGGGGAAGGGGACATTCCGCTGGCTATGCCAACTCTATTTTCAGAGTGCGGAATACAAGCAACTGGACAGCAAGACCCGATATCGCCGCAGGCTGATTGTTGAGGCCATGTGGAAAGAGCCAATCAAGAAGGGCGATAAAAAGCTTTTTGAGGACGTGCCAGTGACTGCGTTCACGCCAAAAGCCGTTCGCGTTCTTCGGGACCGAAAGGCGGAGACGCCGGATGCCGCCAATAGCTGGCTTAAAGCGCTACGCGCGATATTCGCGTGGGCGACAATGCCCGCTGTGGAATTGTGTGCGGTTAATCCCGCCCGTGATATCCCGTACTTCAAAACCGGATCGGAAGGTTTTCACTCTTGGACTGAGGATGAGGTTGACCAGTTCATTGCGAAACACCCTATCGGAACGAAAGCTTATTTGGCTCTAATGCTGATGCTTTATACCAGCCAGCGCCGCAGCGATATCGTGCTGTTTGGAAAGCAGCATATGACAAAGGGCTGGCTGCGGTTCGTTCAGGAGAAAGACAAGAAGAGGAAACCCCGCAGATTGGAAATGCCGCTTCATCCAAATCTGGTGAAGGCTATCGAGGCTGGGCCGTGCGGCGACTTGACCTTGCTTGTCACAGAGTTTGATAAGCCCTTCACGTCAAATGGCTTTGGCAACTGGTTTCGTAAACGATGCGATGAAGCCGACCTTAAACACTGTAGCGCCCACGGGTTGAGAAAGGCCGCCGCTGCCCGGCTCGCAGATCGCGGCGCGACCGAACATCAGATTATGGCAATCACCGGTCATACAACATCGAAAGAGGTAATCCGCTATACCAAAGCGGCTCGCCAAAAAGTGCTCGCGAAGAGCGCCGTTAAGCTTATGGATCAAGCTGTGGACGATAGCGAGGACTGA